CAGTTGACCACGCTTGAGGGGGCACCACAAAAGGTTGGGAAAGACTTTGATTGTAGTGATAATCAGTTGACCACGCTTGATGGGGCACCCGAGAGGGTTGGTGGTGATTTTTACTGCAATAATAACCAGTTGACCACGCTTGATGGAGCACCACAAAAGGTTGGGAAAGACTTTGATTGTGATAATAATCAGTTGACCACTCTTCGTGGAGCACCTCAAAAGGTTGGGGATAGCTTTTTCTGTGTTAATAATCAGTTGACCACTCTTCGTGGAGCACCCAAAGAGATTGGGGGTGCTTTTGATTGTAGTGGTAGTCGGTTGACCACACTTGAGGGAGCACCTCAAAAGGTTGGTGGTGATTTTTGGTGTTTAGATAATCAGTTGACCACGCTTGAAGGAGCACCTCAAGAGGTTGGTGGGGACTTTGATTGTGATAATAATGAGTTAACTGTAAAAGAATTAAAGAAGACTGTGGATAGAGAATACCTTAAGAAATGAGGTAAGGTAGTTGGCTTCTAGTATTACAAGTTCGGTTGATTCTGCTGTTAGAGCCCTTTTATATAATAAGTTCTCAAGCATTTTGGGGCTTGACCTTGCAGATATATACAAGGATGTTATTCAATGGCCAAAAGAAGTGGCACTTAGGGAAAGATCAGAAAAATGTGGGGCTGATCGTCTTGAGTTTATAAGCTTTTGGAGGGCTTCAACATCTCCATCGTGGGATAGACAAAGAACTATTCTTGCAAGGCGTGGAATGTGGTTAGAGCGTTCTGGGTCGGCAGCTATCAACGTAAAGGCCCAACCTGCCGATTTGAATTACAATGTATGGATTTGGAGTAAATCACTTGATAAAGTGTATCAGTGTGTAGAGCAGTATATATTATGGCAACATAATTACCCAAAGATCAACATTGAATATGAAGTTGATGGAACTCATTTATATGAGTATACACCGGACCTCCATTTTGGAGAAGTGGTTGATGAATCCACATTTGGGGAAAAGTACCAAAAGGGCATACTTGTTATATACAAACTTCCAATTAAGGTGGATGCGTGGGTTTTGGATGGTAGCATTTCAGAGTCAAGTGTTATTACCAAGGTTAAGATGACAATTTATAATAAGGATTCTCTTACCGAATACTCGGAAGTGCTGGTTGATGATTCAAATCAGGATGTTGAATTGGCAAGTAGTTTAATGATGTCTAGGCGGTACTTATACGGAATTTCCTCAGTTAGTGTGGCGTCTAACTCTGTAGCTATTCCCAATGATAGAGTTTCAGACTTTACAGTTGGTGATATGGTAACTATTGAAAAATCAACTGCAAATGATAACTCGTACTCTATAGTGTCGGCAACTAAACTTGGTTCTAGTACAGTGTTGGTTTTGGGAACCAATGTGTTGGTTGATGAAACTGTTGATGGGTTAGTTGGAAAAATTGATAAACTGTAATAACCTGAAGGGTAAGGTAAGATGCTTGAATTACTGGAGAATCTTCGCCATTTGTTTGAAGGATGGAAGGACGTATACTCCCAGTATGTTAATACTGGGAAGGTTCCCGAAGATGTGTTTGATCAATTCAAGGAATCGGACCCATCCACGACCAATAAATACCTCCCATGGATGTGCAAACAGTATGTTGCACATCCTGGGAGACAACGGCACATCATGGACGTTGCCAAAGCATTTGACGGTTTGGTGGAAAAGCAATTGCTTAAGGGTGGTGATTCGGACATCTACCAACATACATTGGATTCGGCAACCGAAGTTACGTCTTCAAAATCCGGTGAGAAGTCCAAGGGGGAAGTAAAGCGGGAACAGAAATCCGAATCTCGGATTATTACGGAAACCGATGACTATTTGATTGTGGTTCCCGAATCTCATGCTGCCGCCAAATTTTATGGTGCTGGTACCAAGTGGTGTACTTCTGGGAAGGATCCATATCTTTGGGACGACTACTTTGCTCAGGGTATAGTTATTTACACAATTATAGATAAGAAACATGACAAGAAATACTCGGTTGCCGTTTACATGGATAATAAAAAAGAGTGTTTTGATGCTCAAGATCGGGATATTAAGCTTCCGGAAATTCAAAAACGTATGGGGGTAAAATTCCCCAATGGTATGTTTAAACCTTTAACAAAGGAAGGTAAGAAGGGTAGGGATAAAATTCTTGTGGACCGGATTCTTGCCAGTTGTACAAAGAATCCGGATGGAACCTATTCTACAGACGGTGATGTGAATTTTATTAGAATGAAGCTTACTGAAATTCCTGTAAAGTTTAAGTATGTGGGGGGAAATTTTGATTGCAAGGACAATGAGTTGACCACGCTTCGTGGAGCACCCCAAAAGGTTGGGGATGGTTTTTATTGTGGTCAAAACAAGTTGACATCTCTTGAGGGGGCACCCCAAGAAGTTAGGGATTTTGATTGCAATAGTAATCAGTTGACCACGCTTGATGGAGCACCTCAAGAGGTTGATAATTTTAATTGTAATAGCAATAAGTTGACCACGCTTCGTGGAGCACCCCAAGAAGTTAGTGGTAGCTTTGCTTGTGGTGATAACCAGCTAACCACACTTCGTGGAGCACCTCAAAAGGTGGGGGATAGTTTTTATTGTAGTAAAAATAAGTTGACCTCCTTTGAGGGGGCACCCCAAGAAATTGGTGGTGGTTTTACCATTGATAATAATAGGTTGATCACCCTTGAAGGATCGCCACAAAAGGTGAGGGGTAGTTTTAGTTGTAACAGCAATAAGTTAACTTCTCTTAAGGGATCACCCCAGAGAGTTGGGAAGTTCTTTTCCTGTCGTAATAACCGGTTGACCACACTTCGTGGAGCCCCCCAAAAGGTTGGGGGCAATTTTGATTGCAAGGGTAATAGGTTGACCTCTCTTGAGGGAGCACCCCAAAGGGTTAGCAGTTTTTATTGTAGTAAAAATAAGTTGACCTCTCTTGAGGGAGCACCCCAAGAAGTTAGGGGGGACTTTGATTGTGATAGGAACCCAGTGACTGAGGATGAATTAAAGAAGACTGTGGATAGAGAATACCTTAAGAAAGAAGTAAAATCTTACTGGAATTAGTGAAGGTTAATCTGAATTGGTAAGGTAGTAATGCTGTTCATGGCTTTGAAATTTTAGTGTTAATAGTTATTAATTAAAATAATTTTGTAAAGATAGACAGATTAGAGATATGTTGGTATAGGTACCATTTTATATACTTTAATTATAACAACTAGAAGCATAGTAGTAGGCTTAGGAGTATTAAGATGAGTGTTTTTATGTCCCCTGGTGTTTACTCTTTAGAGAAGGACGTCTCTAATATTGTTAAAGGAGTAGCTACTGCGTCAGCCGCAATTGTTGGGTACTCTGGTAAGGGTGATGTGGAAAACGTTAAATTAATTACTAATACTCAGCAGTTTATAGGTGAGTATGGTGAACCGGACCCCTCTACCGGTCATTATTTCCACTATTCAGCATTAGCTTTCCTTGAGCAAGGAAGGGTCCTTCAATGTCTTAGAGTGGACAATGGTGCACTATATGGCGGGGTCAGTATTATGAAAAGTGACTCTTCTGAAGACAATGAAGGGTTGTCCGTTGGTTTATCATCAAGGGAATTTTCTGCAGAATCCGGTTTGGATGATGAAGTTGCATTTCAAATTGTCGGTGTTAATCCTGGGGTTTGGAATAACAAGGTTGGTATAATCATCAGTGATGTTAAGGATGGATCAGAATCAGTCGCTACTGACCAATATACGTTTATTATTAATGTATACCATCAGGATGATGATGGAAATTGGTCCCAAGTTGAAACTTGGAAAGTGTCCAGAAAGATTAAGATTGATGGGTTTGGGAAGCAATTATACCTTGAGGACCGGATAAATGGTGTTAGTAAGTATATATGGGTTCTTGATGGTGATCTTGCAAATACGGTACTTCCAATGGAGCAAGAAGATCGTTTGGCCTTTGAATCTGGATCTGATGGAAGTGATGTAACAGCTTCAGAACTTATTGCTGGGTGGGATGCTTTCATTAATCCAGATAAGATTGATGTAAGGATTTTAATTAATGGTGGGGAAACTGCTGTTACTGTTCAGAATAAAATTAAGTCTGTGGCAGAAACCCGTGCAGATTGCTTTGCAATTCTTGATGTTCCGTGGGCTTCACTATCGTCAGTTACTGATACAGTAACGTTTAGAAACACTACTCAGAACTTTGATAGTTCATATTGTGCGGATTTTGCTGGCTGGTGCAGAATTTATGATATATACAATGATATGCTTATAAATGTTCCACCGTCTGGATACGTTGCTGCACAGTGTGCTTATAATGATGCAGTTGGTAAACCGTGGACTGCCCCTGCCGGTAAAACCCGTGGTAGGTTAAACATTCTTGGTGTGTATGGTCCTGGTGGGAAGTTGGTGTATACCGCTGGTGAACGTGATACTCTTTATACAGCGGGGGTTAACCCCCTTCAAACTTTTGAGGGGGAGGGTAATTTGATCTATGGGCAGAAGACTCTTCAGAGTAAGGGTTCAGCCTTTGATAGAATTAATGTTCGAAGATCAATAATAATTATGGAAAAAGCAATGGCAATTGCTCTAAGAGATTATGTGTTCGAACCAAATGATGAACTAACTAGGTTCACAGTTGAGGCTATGCTTAATGAGTACCTTGGTAAGTTATCAGCAGAGGGGGCATTTCAAACTGAGGGGGGCGATTTTGGGTATAGTGTGGTGTGTGATGAAAGTAATAATCCAACAGAAATTATAGATGATGAGCAACTCAATGTGGATGTGTTTGTTAAGCCGTCGCGGGCTGCTGAGTTTATACAGCTTAGGACAATAAGCACCCCAACAGGTACGTCATTTGATGAACTTATGGCTAGAGGAATATAATCCATGACTCGAATGAATGTAGATGCGTTAAAGGCAAATCTCACTAACCCACAGCGGTCTTACCTGTGGGATGTGATGTTTGTAAACCCAATTGGTGGGGGCGATTCGGAGGCCCTTTCATTGAGGTGTCAGTCAACGTCAGTTCCAGGGTTTAATTTTGGGTCCATACTTATTCCGTTTAAGCAGACACCGGGAATGAAAGTCCCGGGAAAACTCAACATGTCTCATACTTGGATATGTACATTTGTTGAGGGGACTGACAAAAAGATATTTAATGCGATTTATGAATGGAGACAGACAATGCAAAATGATGTGTCTGGAATTGGTAATCCGGACATACTAATTAAATCTGATGTTTATCTTTTACAGTTAGATTCTGCTGGTGCATCAACAACCAAAATAAGACTGATTGGTGCGTATCCGGAAACAATGGATGATACTCCCCTTTCTTATGATGATGAATCTGCTGTTAAGTACTCAGTAACATGGAGTTATGATACTTGGACTAGGAAGAGTTAATGTCCCAACTTTTAAAGTTTGATATTCCAGGCGTCCTTGGTTCTGTGACAACTAGGACTTGGATGTTGCAACGGTCATACAATTGGCAATTAATGATGACCAGCAATATTAAGGGAATTATTGGGCCATTGGTATCCCAGTATTGTCAGGATGTACAGTTTGGTGATTATGGTATGATTGAAATATCAAAGATGCGGTATGGTGCATTTCAAAGATTTTATGCTGGGTTACAGGACATAACATCCGCAAATTTGACTTTTATTGTTCCAATTGATAATTCAGTATATGATTATTTTAAAGAGTGGAGGAAATTAGCAATTGATGATCTTGGGTATTACTATCCAAAGAATAATTATGCTAAGAGAATATTTGTGTGTCTGTATGATAGAACCGGAATACAATCGTCTCAGTTTTCTCTTACTGGAGCGTTTCCTAAGTCATTACCAAAAATTTCGGCTTCATATGCTGGAGAAAATGTTCTTAGGTATGATGTTGAAATAAGTTTTGATTCAGTAATGAATGAATCCTTAATTGGGTCAATTAGAGATGGAATTACTAAGGTGGCTGGCGGTATTCTTGGTGAAACAGTAAGTTCTAAACTTGGTTTATAAAATTTATTAATGAGAGGACAAAATGAGTAATTTAGAGCCCTTCCTTCCTATCAGTCTTCCTAGCAATTGCAGACAGTACTCGGTTAATCCTGAGGAAATTTTGGTCAGACCCTATATAGGACGTGATGAAGTATACCTATCAGAAGTTAGTCCTGTAAACCCAGACTATAAGTACATCAATGTTTTGAGAGACGCTGTTAAGGGGATTGACCCGGGCGAATTAACTACTGGTGATAGACAGTACATTATGATTTGGGAGTACATCCAGTCATACGGTGGGTTTATTAGGGAAAGTACCATTTGTAGCCATTGTCTAAGTGAAGTGTCATTTCAAGTTGATCTTAGAGAATTAGATGTTATATCTATTCCGGATGATACGGTGTTTCCATATGATGTTACTCTTCCCGTGTCAGGCAAATTAGTTAAACTCAGACTTTTGACAGTTAATGACGAAATTGCAGCATGTAATTTTGAATCAAGTGGAAAGAGTGGATTAATATTTAGATGTGCAAGGACAATGGTTGATGATTCAAGTATTCTTGAAAGAATTGAATTTCTTGGTGACTTGCAGGCTGCGGACTTAGCAACTATTCGAGCATTTCATGAGAAGTTTAATCATGGTCCTGATATGAGGGTAAAGTTTAAGTGTCAGGAATGTGGTGAGGAGGATCAAATAAACGTACCCTTTCGACTTGACATCATTTTTCCAAGGGGTAATACCCTTACAGAGTTTGCTGGAAAGGGAGTTTGATTTAAAATACTATGGTGGGTTTTCAATAGAAGAAGTTAGGAGTATGGGGGTCAAGGAAATATCCTGGTTTCACGAAAGATTAAAAAAACAAGTAGAAAATCCTGGTAAGGGGTAGTATTACGTTCAGTAGTAAGTTTATTAAGATTGACGATGTAAGTGATAGAATTTTTTCTATTTTATATAGAAGATATAAAGATGAATATCTACCGTTTTTTACTGAGTTAAAAAAGTTATACGATTCTGAAGAACTTGGTGATATAGTAGATGTTGCAATTAAGTCAATAAGACGCATTCTTTCAATTATTGAAGACGCCATTTCTGCTGGTGAAATAAAAAGATCAGATGGAAAAGTAATTAAGGATTTATCCTCTTTAATTGAAGATAGTAAGGATACACTTTTTAATTTACTTAAGGATTCAGAGGAACTTAGAGAGAGCATTAAGGATGTAGAAAGCAAAACTGGGATATCAACAAGTGATTTGAATTTAACTAAGAAGAAGGTTTCCAAATCCATTGCAAAGTCTGTTAGAAAACCGAAGGGCCATGGCTCATACCCCAAAACAAAAGAAATGTTAGGTGGCATAAAAGAGGGCATTAAGGTCGCCGCATTTGGGCCATTTACCCCTCTTGCTAATGTGGCTGGTGAATTACTCGGTGGATTATTCGGTGGACGATCAAAAAATAAATCTGTTGGTAAATCAAGACCTACAACATACGGTGGTCAGTCCAGTGATTTTATTCGTGGTGGTTCTGGAATTTCAGGTGGCACCGGTCCACGTGAAGGGCTTGGGTACGGAACCAGTGATGAACTGTTCAAATTCTTTAATAATAAAGCGTATAAGGCAAAATGGACACGAGAATTAATAGATAGAATGAAGAGTTTGACAAGACCTGGATCTAGTTTTAAATCTGGGCTTGGATCAATGAGTCTTCCAGAAGTAGGTATGATATCAAGTTTATTTTCTAAGGGAATAATAGGTGGGTTTAAAGCTGCTGGTGTTGCTGGGGCCTTTACATTTGCTGGTTATGAGGTGTATAAAGCATTTGGTGCATGGAAGAAAAAAGAAGTTGCAACCGATCAATTAATTTCTGCAGCGTCTGGACTTAAAAAGGGCATGTTATCAATGGAGGCCAGAGTTAACAAAACGGGCCTCCCTGCTGCAGCAAAAGCTGCTGGAATTACTGGTCCGGAACTTATAAAGGAAATGGCTTCTAGTAAGAGAACCCACCAGGAGGCAATTCGTCACGCTGCAATAATGAAAGAGCCCCTTTCGTCTGCTGGCCCGCTTAAGTACGTACCAATTGTTGCCGCAATAGATTTTGCTGCAAAGAAATTGGCTGGGTATAAAAGACCAGAGGTACAGCCAATAGGTGATATAATAAAGGAGTATGAAGATCGGTTTGGCCCTAAGATCCCTCAGAGTAAGGGTGATGTTGGTACATCTGATAAACCAAGTTGGTTGGATGCGTTTAATAGGAATTTTGAGGAGTTTAACGTTCGAATTGGTTCGATTAACCAGCCGTTTCAACAGGTAAAGTTGTCACCATCTGGTAACCAGTATGATGCTGCAGACCCGTTAATTAATGCTTTGTCCTCTGGGAGGTTAACAGTTAGTGAAAGATAGACAGGACAATTCTGTAAATGAAGGTCAGACTAAACAAATTCACTCAACTAGGTTTGTTAGTGGTTTGGAAAGTAATTATTCTTCATCTGGTGGTTGGAAAACAGTTGGGTGTGTGACTCCGGATGGGGCTAAAGTTCCTGAGGAGTACTTGGTTACAGTTTCTAGTATTAGGAATAAATGTTCAGTTATATCAATACTGCAAGACCCAATTCAGATGAATATTGCATCAAAATGGGAACCATTTATCCCTACCACGTTACTTAATAAGGGAAATTTGGCCGCACAGTTGGTTTCTTTGGGTCATAGGTCATTAATTACTAAGGCTTCAAGTAGAAGGGTGTGGATGGGAACAACTCCAATTTCCCTATCTTTAAACATGAAGTTTGAATCTATATCTGACTCATCAAAGGAAGTAACTGAAGCATTTAAGACGCTTCAACAAATTTGTTGTCCAAGTGATCCGTCTGGTGGGCAGGGAATTAGTGTATTTGATATGGCAAACGCTCTTTCCAGTTTGAATCCAGGAAAAATTAAAGAAGCCCTAAGTAAGGCCCCAACTTTAATTCCACCCGGACCATCGCCATTTACAATGGAAGGGGTTTTGAATTTGAGGTCTGCTGGAAATCTTGGTGGGGGAATTGG